CCAGGTGCCGGTGTACACGCGCGTGATCGGATCGTAGTTGACCGGCACCTGCACCCGCAGAAGCTTGCAATCGTAGCCGCGCACGGGCACCGACGTGAATTGCTGCGCGTCGATCTGCAGTCCGCAGAGGGCGGTGTTGGGATAGGCCAGCCCGTCGTCGATGATCTCGGTGTAGGAGGACCAAAAGACGCTGTTGCTCAGCGAGGAGCGGGTGGAATCGGGCGTGATCTTGGTGACGCGAATGTCCCACGGCGGCGAGCCCACCAGCCCCACGCGATAACTGCGGAAATAGGGCGTGGTGCATTTGCCGTTGATGATGTCGACAGGGTCGGACCCTGCGAGCGGATTCTGCCCCTGCAGAATGGCCAGCGTGGCCTCGGTCATGAACACCAGCGCGCCGGTTTTGGTAACCACCGGCGTGGGTGGGGGTGCCGGGGTGCGGAAGTTGATCGGCTGATAGCCCCCGCCATTGCTTTGCAGCTCGATGCGAATCTGGACCTGTGTGCCGTTCAGATCGCCCGTGCTGACATCCAAGTCGCTCAGCTGCGGGAACTGCAGCGTCACACGCGCCGCGTCAACGTTCGGATTGGTGATGGTGTGGACGATGGCGTGCGAGGACTTCACCTCTTCACCGGCGGCGATCTCGCTCTCGCTATCTGGGAAGCCCGGGATGGATTCCTGCGTCTGCGTGCCCGGGCGCGTGGCTAGGACCACGCCGCTGAAATTGGCGCTGCCGTCCGGGTTTTGGATCGGCGTGCCATTCAGATAGACGGATTTCAAACCGTCTACTAGCCCCTCGATTTCGCCTTCGCAAATCGCGTCGATGATGCGCGCGTACTGGCGCGAGCGCAGGGTGTCCGGTGCCTCTGTGGGTGTGTGCTGATCTCCGCCCCCGCCCTTGCCCCCGCCGCCACCGGCGCCGGCAATGTAACGAAGGTCGTCCATGGGGCTTAGATGTTTTCCGTGAAGACGCCTGCGCTGACTACCTGCGATCCCACCACAAGTCGCCCATAACCCACGGCCACGCAATTTCCCTGTCCTGTTGTATTGACCGGCCCGCCGAAGCTGTAGCTCGGAAGATTCTCCACTGCCTTGGTCGTCTTGGCGTCCGGCGGTTGGATCAACAACTGCGCCACGCCGCCCAGCGCCAAGCCCCAACCCACGGCACCGATGGCGCCCACCAGGCCGGCCGTTGCACCCGCGCTCAATCCAATAGCGCCACCGATGGCGCCGCCGACAGGACCGGCAACGATAATGAGCACGGCGCCAATGATGATGCCCAGATAAGGACTCTTCGCCCCGCCCTGGATCACCGGCACGATGCGCAGAGTTTCCCGCCCGAACGGCTGCAGCATGCGCGGCACGTCGCTGGCCTCATCGCCTACCAGCACGCGAAATGGGTCCTCGCGATGCTCGAATAGGTACTGGCGGAACGGAGCTCCATAATTGGCGCATAGCGCGGACATGGCCTCAGCTGGGGTCTGCACATCGAAACGGTGCACGCGGCCGAAGCGCCTGCCCAACTCTCCGTATAGGCGTACCTCGCGCATTTACTTGCCGACGTGGATGTGCGGCATGTTCGGCAGGAACAGACTCACCAGCCAGAGCACCACGACGACCACCACCACGATGTTGATGATCTTGAGAATTTTCCCGTCGATGATCTGACCGCCGTATGTGTTCAACAGCCACAGCAGCACGCCTACGATGACCAGCACAAAAATCAGTGAGAATAGGTCCATGCTTCAATCCTCCATCAAAGTGGAATGCCGAAGACAAGCGCGGGTGTGCTTGAGCCAATACCCGCCCCAGGGTTCGCGGCAGGACAGCCGCCCCCACACGTGATGCAGCATCATGTTGTCGCCCAGATAAATCGCGCAGTGGTTCGCTACGTCGGACGACAACTGAATCAGCAGCACATCGTGCTTTCTCAAGTCGCCTTCTGAAACTTTCACGAAGCCGCCGGCCTCGTAGCCATCCATGTACAGATCGAGCGGCGCCTCGCCCTTGGGCCCGCGCTTCCACCAGTTTGGATTGAGCGCATCGATCGGGCGCTCGGGCACTTTGATATTCAGTTCGCGCAGGTAGTAATCGCGCCACAGCTCGAAGCAATCCAGCACGCCGTAGGCGAAGGCGCGCCCGGTCAGCGGCGCCTCATATCCAGACGGGTCCAGGCGTTCGATCTCGGCCTTGGGCCAGGACGTGATGTACCAGGGCAGCCCGGAGCGCTCGCACCCTACCAGATCGGCCTGAGAGGGCTTGGCATCGGTCAGCGGATGCGAGTGCACCACGGCGATGGCCTCGCCGCGATCTTCGGCCAGCACGTTGTCCCACGTGTCCATGATGAAATGGTCGGAGCCTGCCGCTAGATTCTTGCAGCGCTGATAGCGCTCGCGCCCGTTGATGTTGAGAATGAGCCCGCAGCTTTCGCGCGGGAATTCTTCCTCGGCGTGCGCCAGCATCTCGACTCGGGTCTGGTCCATCATGAGAGCAGATCAGCCCCAGGGAATCCGCCATACGGAAGACTGGCCGGTTGCGCAAAGCGCATGCGACAACTGGAGCGACGACCGCCGCACCGATCCTGTGCTAGATCATTGGTCGGCGTGTCATCAGCCGTTGCAACTGCCCCACCTGCGTATCCGCAGTACGGCCCGCGATAGCCGCCGATGGCGAGCCATGCGCAGGTATTGGCCTGGAACTGGCGCCGCGGTATCTGCACGCCGCTGACATCCCATGCGGCAGTGAGTTCGAATTCTATGGTATCGCGTGTCTCGGCCGACTTGCGATCCACGAACCAGATTTCGTCTGGGAAGCCTGCAGTCGGATCGGGACTGCCCGTGTAACTGTCCATTTGTGCGGGCGTCAATCCATTGGCCAGCGTGCCATTCCACACGTACACGTAATCGCCAATCGCGGGGGGCGTCTCGGCTGGACCGCCCCACACGCCAACGCTGCCTCGAGCTGGGCACACATACAGCGTGCAGTCTGCAGCCACGATACCGGCATCGCTGGTCACCGCGATCTGTGTCCACGCGCTGGTGAGCCCTGTGACCATCACGGCGTTGACGCCTTGCACGATGGTGCCCGGGCCCGAAATGATTGCGCCGGTCTGCGCGACCACTGCGCCGGCATACAGTACGAGTTCGGCGGTGCTCACGTTGCCGGCTCGCACAAACACCGATCCGGTGTGACGCTGCCCGCTGACGATGGCTGCGACCTGTCCGACTTGCGCCGGCAGTCCTACGCCCGCATTGACGCTGGATGTCAGCTTGACCGCCGTTGCGGTGGAATCAGGTGCCAGCGTGCCATCGGTGGCGGCCGTTACATTGGTTTTTGTAGGCCACAAATCCATGCGCTTGGAGTTGAGCAGTAGATCGTCGGTGAAGTTAGGTAGGTCCAGATATTTCACCAGCGTGCGGCGGCGGGTGAGTTTCGCTCCCACCAAATCCTCATATGCGTGCACCAGTACGCCCACGTTGTACTGCTGACCGTCCACCATGTGGGTGATGTTGGAGATTTGCACCTTGGGTCGCGGCAGCGTGCCCTGCGCATTCTGTTCGAAGCCGCCGGCCTGGATCGGGAACGGGTCGTAGGTGTTCCCCTGCCACACCAGCGGATTGAGCAGTCCGTTGCGCCCCGCGTGATAGCGCGTGACGGCGCCGCCGACCACGGTCGCATCCAGTTCGAACAGTTCCACGATGGCGCCTGGCGTGAGCGATTGAATATCGGATTGGATGGTCATGTCTCGAAAGCTTGTTCAAACGTGGCGCTGACGCGATTGGCATTCTTGCTGATGACCTGGCGGCGCCAGCGTCGGCAGATCACCTTGATGGACGCGCTTGCGCGTGGCGGAATCCAGTCGAAGCTCGCACCCGTACTGCCGGCGGTGCGCAGAAAGTCCAGCATTGCCTGCGCGTCGGTATCGTTGCCGTGAAACTCCAGCGCCCAGTTTTGGCGAATGTTGTTGATGCCATCGCCCAGCCGCTGCTGATAGCCGTCTCCGAAACCCGTGATCAGCAGCTTGGGTTCCTCGTCCAGCGACGGCGCATACAGCGGGTCCCATGTCCATGTGGTCATATCATTGCCTCGCCAGCAGACCGCCTGGGCCTTTCTCGATCACGATCTGGCGCTGGATTGCACCCACCAGCACAAGGCCCAGCTGATCGCCGCCGCCCTTGCCGCCAGTGACGGTGCCGTCCGTGTTGACCGTGATTGAAATGTTCGTGTCGCCGCCGCTACCGCCGCCAGTCATCTTGACCGGCACGAAGCGACCGCCGGATAGCGGGATGACGGCCTCCGGTTGTCCGCCCTCGCCGGCCAGTGTCGGCCCACTGGTGATGCCGCCCTTAGCCATGCGCTGGCCATAGCTCGCGGTCGCACCTGCCCCCGCCCCGCTGCTCGCCCCGCTGAAGATGTTGGCCATGCTCCCGAAAATTCCGGTGCCGGCCAGATTGCCGAAGATGTACTGTGCCACCTGCTGCGCGGCGATGCGCTCCAGACCCTGTACCACGCTGAGCGCGAAGTCTCCGAAGGCCTGCTTGGCGGTGCGCGCGCCCTGCGCGAAGGACACGAAGGCATCGGCGAAGCTGTCTTGAAAAATTCCCTGGAAAATATTCGCAGCACTGTGGGCCGCGGCGGCAAGGCCCTCGATCGCGGTACGCATCTCGCGCACGCGCTGCAGGTCGTCCTCATTGCCCGTGCGGTTTGCAATGACCTGCAACGCGTCGGCCTGCTTCTGCAGATTGGCGATCGAGGCCTCTCGGGCTCTGTCCAGACGCACTTCCATATCCAGGGCGGAAATGGATCCGCTGGTGCGCAGGTTTTGCACGTCCTGTTCGGCGTTGGCTTCCTGACGAAACAGCAGCGCGCCTTTCTGTTCGGAGATTTGGAACTCACGGGCGGCTGCAGCGGCCCCGCTGGACTCCGCGCGCAGCAATCGCAACGCGGCTAGTTCGCGGTCTAGATTGGCGACGACCTCTTCATTGCCCAGCGCCGCGGCCTGATCGCGAGCCGCCCGAGTGGCGGCCTCGAGTGCGGGCAGCGATCCAAGCCTTGCGGCATTGGTGTCGCGCAACGCCCGCAATTGATCTTCTGGATTGCCGCCGCTTTGCGCCAGCCTGGTTTGAATGCCAAGCTCCTGCGCGGCTTCCTGTTCGCGCAACGTGTTGTAATGGCTCTGCGCTTGAGACAGCGCCGCCATGACAACGATGCGCCGCTCCCAGTCTGCTTGCTGATCGCGCTCGGCCTGGCTGCCCTGTTGCCCGAGTTGCAGATTGCGCACGCGCTGCTCGACCTCGATGCGCTTTTTGGCGGCCTCTTCAAATCGCCCTTGCTGTTCCAGAATCGCGACCGTGGTCAGATTGATGCTGTCTCGATAGGCCTGCTGCGCGTCCTCCATCTTCAGAGTGTTGGACGTGGCCACGTTCGCGGCCTGTTCTTCGATCACTCGCTGCTGACCCTTGAGCTTGGCGATCTCGGCGGCGGACTTGGAGCGTTCCTCCGACGTGGCGGAGGGCGAGGCGCGGAAGGCTTCCTGCGCTTTGATGGCTTGCTGAAGGCCGATCAGTTCCTGACCGAAAGCCTTATTGGCGATCGCCGTACGCTGCGAATAGAACTGTTCGATGCTGACTAGCCCACGGTCATAGCTGGTCTGCAGGATGTTGTTTTGCTCGGCCGCGCCAAGCCGCTCGATCTGCAAAATCTGCTGCATGCCGGCAGCGGCCGCGGCGGCGCGATCCTTCAGCGCTTGAAAGGCGGCGAGGCGGGCGGCTTCGGCCTCGCGTCTTTTGGTCTGTTCGTCGGGACCCGCGCGCGCCTTGGCTGCCTCGGCGCGCTCCGCCGGCGTGGTGGGTTCTACGACCTCAGGAATGAAAAGATTTTTTCTGCGGGCTGCACCGTGTTCGCCCAGCCCCGGATCGAGCAACCGCGCAAGTGCTGTGATCTTCTTCGCTAAGGTATCCGCGCCTTTAAGCTGCGAGATGTCCTCATCGAAATCCTTGAATGCCTGCGCCAGGAATCCCAGTGTTCCGCCGACCGTGGAGCGCAGCAACTCCGACTTGGACATGGTGATAATCAACTCTTCCCATGCCTTCGACAGACTGCGCGTTGCACCGTACAGCCCCACGTTGCCGGCGGCTGCCTGACCGCCAATGGCATCGGTCAAGGCCTGCGTGAGAATCTTCGAGCGCTCGGTTACATCGCCGACTTCGGTCAAATGTTGCAGTAAGTCTTTTTGACTCGCCAGATCGACACCAGCCTGGCGCAGCTGCCGCATGGCCGCGACCGGATTTTCATACGCACGGGCCAGGGTGTGCGCCGCCTCCGATGCGGTGGTACGCGTGAAGGTGGCAAAGTCCAGCGACAGCTTGAGCACATCCTTGAACGACTGCCCGCTGATGTCGCGCCATTTCAGAATCTCGGCTTCGGCGTCGCGGATGTCGATCGTCGAGAACGCGGTCGAGTGCGCCATCGCCTCGCCCATCTGCTCCAACTCATCGGCCGTGAACCCTGCTGCGTAACCTGTTGCCTTCAGCGTTGCTGCTAGCCGCGTCTGCGAGCGCTCATACTCGATGGTGGTGGCTACCGCTTCGCGCAGGACCTCGCCCAGGCCGATGCCGATGCCGATGGCCCCGAGTGTGTGCTCCAGCGATTCAAAGGCGCCCTTGATGGTATCGGTGGCCTCTTTCGCATGGCGCACCGACTGCTTTAGGTCCTCTTCGAATCTCGCGAGCCTGACATTCAGGTCAACGGTTAGGGTGCTGAGCGACAATCAGGCTTCCTCCGGTTCGGGCTTTTGCCATTCGCGAATCGCGACCAGCTGTGTGACCAGGGCATCGATGTCTTGAATGCCCAGCAGCTCGGCAACAATTGGCAGAGCAACCCAATCGATGCCGTTCATGACATTCCAAGCGCGTAGTGCGAGTCTTGATTCCTGCGGTGGTGCGGCTGGCTCGAAAGGCAGGCGCGTTGTGTCTAGCCAGCCTGTGAGTTTTTTTCCAGCTCTCGGCGCCGCTCGTTGTATTTGGTGAACTCATCAAACATCGCAGTGATGAGCGGCCCGAACAGGTCGGAGCGATCCGCCAGCCATTCATCGCGCACCTTGGCATTGAACTCCAGCGGGTGCGGGTTTCCGCCCACCAGCACGTCGGATTCCTTCACATGCGTTGTGCTCTTCTTATCGCTATCCCATCCGATGACCCAGGGCAGGAACCGTCCGCTGCTGCCCGTGCCTACGAAGACATCGAAAAACTCGACCTCCGTAGGACGGCGCAACATGAACTTGAACCCGCCCACTTCGTGGGTGAATTCGCGCGCTCGGCGAATCTTCTCCGAGAGCGTAACCGGCGCGCTGGTTTCTTCTGCCATATCACTCCTGTTTTCGTTTGGCCCACCAGAGTCGGCGGGGTTTACTGCACTCTCTCTTGGTCAACCGACCTATTACGCGGAGTAGTACGTGGGGCGGCCAAACATCGTGATGGCGGTTTTCGTCGTTACCAATTGCTGCGCCGTGCCGCCTGGAAGCAACGAGGCGCCGACGTAGCCGTTGAACAGCATGATTTGTCCGCCCGCCCCGTACGTGAACATAAAGCAGCGCTGGGCCTGGCTATCGGACGCGAGCTTCATTGCTTTCAAGCCCGGGTCGGACACGTCCCAGATGTGGTCCATGGTGAACACCGCCGGGCTGGGCAAGCCTGGAATTTGCGTCTTGACGTTCTGGTGGATCGTGGTGGTGTCCAAGAAATCGAAGTCGCCGCCGGTGGACGATACTGTGGTCGCCGTCAAAATGGAGGTGCCAAGCGTGACCTTTGAGAACGTGCTGCCGGTTGCGCTGAACGTGCCAAAGGCGGTCGTATCTTCACCCTCGAGCACGAAGTTAGAGCCCGTTGGCGTCTTGACCCGAAACATGCGCCCGTCCAGCTCCGACATGCCCTGAACGGTGAGCAGCACGAACTCGCCGGCCACCAGCGTATTGGTTGCGGTGACCACGCCTTCCGAGGCCTTGGAGATTCCTGTGATAGCCGCCGGCGCAACAATGGCTGACTGCATTGCGACGGAGACGTTGATCCATTTACGTGCGGTGGACATGGCGGGCGACTCCCAAAAAAAACGCCCACCCCATTACGGGTGAGCGTCGATGTGCTTCGCGGAAACGCCGGAACTTGAGCCGGCGCTTTACTTCAGATCATTCCCAGATAGTGAAGTCGCACACCATGGCATGCGCCTCGGTTTCCTCGTCGTAGCCTTCGCGTCGATCGTTCTCCAGGCAATCGACCGCCTGCAGCGCATCGCGCACGGTATTGGCCAGTGCGGTGGCTGCTTCCAAATCGCTGGCCCAGCACGCCACTGTCATGGAAACGGCATCGCCTCCAATGACCGGGGCGCCGCTGATGGTGGTGACGCCGTCCGTGCCGGTGCGCTGAAACACGATGAGTGGCAGCACGGCCTCTTGCGGTGCGATGCCAGGATAAATGCGCGGCGGATTGCCGATCAGCACCAGCGCATCGGACCACGCGCTCACCGCGGCGTATAGAATTTCCTCGGCGTTCATGTGCGGCGGTTAGCCTTGTCGATGCGCTCTTTCAAGCGCGCCTGGAAAATCTCCAATGACTCGTGCAGCATCTGACCGGCGGGCCTCAAGAAGGGCCGTGCCTTCATCTTGCGCGTGCCCTGTTCCAAGAACTTGTAGTAATACGGATTGCTGCCGGTGATCGTCAGGCGAGGCAACCGACCGCGCATGCGCTTGCGCGAAGGCACCCCGACGTAACCGCCGATAGTTCCATCTCTACCGTTGAAGATTTTGCTGTTGCGTACGGCGATGCGGCTGAGCAGAAAACCAGTGCGCACCGCCACCAGGCCGCGCGCGCGTTGCAGCACGGGCTTGAGCGCATCGCGTATGGCCGCGCGCACCACCTTACGGCGCAGATCGCTGGACAGTTCCTCGACCGCCTTGCGCATGTCCTCGATGCCGACCACTTCAGCCATTGCGCAGCCCCGTCTGACAATCCAAATCAAGATACCGCCGCGGCTCGACCTCGAGCACGTCCAGCACGTCGTAGGCCTTGTGCTGCCAGATCACGCGCCACTGCTGCGAGACGATCTCGCGAAAGCGAATGCGAAAGCGCATGCTGGTCTCCGCATGCTTCTGTTGCGCAGCAATCAGCTCGCGGCCCGACAGCGCCGTGGCGCGGCCCCACACCGTACACACATCGGTCCAACCGACGATCTCAGCACCCATGGAATTGCGCGCCATGGTGGAGCGCTGTTGCAGCAGCAACTTGTTGCGCAGTTCGCCCGGGTCCATGGGGTTCAGATTTCCACGATACGATACGGATCGAGCAGGCCGTCAAGGAACGGGTTCATCATCAGAGCACCGCGCTCGGTGACAATGTCGCGATGCTCGTACATGCTGGCCACGGCGCACTTGATCCATTGAATGATTGCCTTGGGCACATCCTCGCCGGTATCCCCGTAGCCTGCCGTTACGTTCAACTGCAGCGCTCCGAAGCGCACCGCAGTAACGGGCCAGGTCTGTCCAAAGACAGGACGCACGCGCGGGCGCACGGCGAAACGATCCAGTTCGTAAGTCAGTGGATCCAGCAGCTGCAGGCCCGGGTCCGTCTCGTTGAAATAGTTAATGCTCAGCTCTTGCACGGGCGAGAGGGGTATGGCGATTTCACTGGTGAAAGGCACCAGCAGATTGAGCGGGTTGAAGGCCGCCGACGGGAACGAGTCATAGGACACGATCCAATGCTGAGTAATCAGCTGGCGGTTGAGCTGCGCTTCGGCCAGCGCACGCGCAGCCACGATGGCCGACTCGAGTAGCAAATCCTCCTCGGTGTTGTCCGGGTCAATGCGGCAGTGATCGCGCGCCTGCGCCAGCGACAGCGGTTCCACTTCTGGCCCTGCGTCTAGGTTTAGGGTGTATCTCACGCCGTGATCTCCAGCCAGAAGCGCTGCGTGGCGATGCGCCCGCCGCTGGTGGTGATGGTGTTCTCGATCAGATAGCGTCGACCGCCAGTGCCACCAGACAGCCACGCGACCGACATGGTCTCGGTCAGGTCCTCACGCTCCAGGGTCAGCCCCGCCGGCACGACCCATTGACTCACCGAAATGACTTCGTTGAGCCCTTGCTTTGCAAGCCATGGCGACCAGTCGATCGGGTAGTCCAGCTCTTCGGTGGCGAGCTTGTTCCAGTAATAGCCGTCGGAGCGTCGTTTGACTTCATCGCGAATGACGGTGGTGGTCATAGCCGGGCCTCATCGACAACGATCATGCGATTGCCTCCGTCCACAGTGAGCGTGCGATTGCTGCCATCGATGGCGATAAGCGGAATCCAGCCCAGCTCGCCCGGAATATGAAAGTCGTCCGCCGCCCGCCCTGTTTCTACGATCAGCGGCGTGCTGTCTTGCGTAGCACCCAGCGCCTGCTCGGCTTGCACCGTCTCGACCGACACCACGGGCACCACGCGAATGCAATCGAAGCCGTCCAGCGCACCGGCAATCTCGGCCATCGAGCGCGCGCTGATGAGCGTCGCGCTGCTTTGATCGAAGCCGAACACGGGCGACACCAGGCCTTGCGAGCTGCCCGGAATGGCATCGAACTGCGCGCCGGTTACAACGCCCTCGAACACGGGCGTGCTGACCACGAAGCTGGCATCCAGCGCGTCAAACACGCCGGCGGATTCCGTATACATATTCGGCGCCACGCTCGCGCCGTCCACCAGATCATCGGCCAGCGCTTGTTCCGTGACGTCACTGAGCAGCGCTGTGCCCGTGGCGTTGATGTCTGCCGCCAGTCCGCTCTCTGCAATGTCAGCGGACACAATGCGGGCAGAATCAAACTGCATGGCCGCTGCAACGGTTTCAGCGCTCAGCGATGCGTCCACTCCGAAGGCAACCAGCGACGCATCGGCCGAGGCGGCAGACTCTTGGAACCCCACCGCATAGCCTATAGTCGCGTCCGGCACATCCGCGGCCGCCGCGCTCTCGGCGAAGGCTTCTGGTGTTTCCAGTCCTTCGGTGAATGCATCGCTGAGCGTGCCGCTGGCTTCACTGAATGCAGCAACGCCTACGCTGGCAGCGTGCATGCTTTCTGCCGCAATGGAACTCTCGGACATCACCACGCCGCCGGCCTGCCCAACCGTGGACAGGTCCACAGTGGAGGACTCGGAGAAGTCCGCGACCATCACGACCGCGCGATTAAACGCGTCGCTGGCGTAGGCCTCGACCGGGTCGAACGAATCGCCAGCCCCCAGCGCTTCGGCCACACTGGCAACCGCGATGGCGGTGCTGCTGAAACTTTCAGACGACGTTCCTGGCGATTCAGAGAATGCGCCCACCGCTAGCACGGTGTCTGCGAAGGCCTCGGCGGATGCGCCTGCATCAGAGAAGGCCGCAGGTGGAGCAGAGGTTGAAGCGACTGCTTCAGCCGCGGCCACGCTCTCGGAGAAATCCACCGGGACTGCGAACAGCGAAGAGAATGACTCGCCGGTCGTGCCTGCTGCTTCGCTGAAGCTGGCACCTACCGCGCCTTGCACGCCGCCCAGGAACGCATCAGCCGACGCGCCTGAATCGGTAAAAGCGCCGGCAAATGTCGTTATACGGGAAAAATTTTCAATCGCGAGCAGGCTAGCGTTTATGATGTCGCCCGCAAATGCCACCGCCGCCGCGCGTGTGTCGTCCGATGCGGCACTCTCGGAGAAGTCCGCCGTCTTGACGCCCACGTTGAACATGAGCCCCAGATGCGGCAGCGGGGCCGCATCGCCGCCGTGCGCCAGCTGCGCCGCGTCGAATGCTTCTGCACTGGCGGCTGCGTCTGTGTATGGCGCAGTAAAGCCACCCG